TAATCGACCATTATCGTGATCGGGCCAATCTACTTTACCCACAATTCCTCGAAAGATCTCATACCATGTAGAATCGCCATCACTGGGACGGGCGCCACCTACAGCTGTCAGATTAACGTCAAGAGTTACTAGACGACCAAGTTGTAGTAGCGGAGAGTAGTCTTCTGCATCATCTTCGTTTAAATCACTACCTTCAACAAGTGGAGATAAAGATTGATTAACACCACTGATAGTAGAATCACGAATAAGAGTTATTTGCATAGAACCAATTGGTTCTATTGGATCGGGTTTACGAACAGATAATTTTGTATAACGATTTTCGAGAGAAATAAGGGTACCTGAGCCATTCTCGATTTTCAGGCGAGTGTGAACATCGTAAGCACCTCCAGTATAAAGAGTCGAGGTTGCGCTATCGAGTCCCGACCGCATCTAATCCCATCCCCCGTCATCATTAAAAACTACCGTACCACCTCTAGTTCTACGGGTCATTACAGCGGATTCAAATTTTGCCAGTATCTCGCTACCCGTGTCATCGCCTTCGTTGACAATGGTTACGTTTTCTACTTCCCAGCTATTTGAGTATACCACAGGACGGACAGAAGTATCCGTAGTGGTGCGCCGAGACGTTTTGTTATTCCTTGTACCAAAGCTTCCATATAATTGCTCATAGTACACAATGTCCATCGCGCGAGGGAAATCGGTCGTAACATTAAGCAATACCTTATTGAGATCATCTAAGGCGCCAACTGTGGCTAAAATGGTATCAATAAGTTGATTCTTATCTGCAAAGCTACCTAGTAGATCAAGAGTAAGGTCACCTTTTGTAATCATAGTAAATATTTCGCGCAAACCTGCAAGTAATGTTTCGCGTGCGCCCTTATCGTCCAGGTTTAGATTAAAGAGCCCTAGCTGCTTCATTAGATCAGGTGCCAACTGATTCAAGAGTGACTGCTGATCTGTAAGTCTCTGTTGGGCTGTATCAGGTATACCCATGATTTTATTACGAGCGGAAATTAGTTTCTGCTGTTCACTAAGACTCTCTCCAAACTGAGTTAGATCTCTAACCGCAAATTCTAAGGCTTGTGAAAGAGCTCTCAGAGCGCCTGTTACAAGTTTACCTGTATCTTCATCAATAAGATCTATACCTAGTTGTTCTGCCGCCTTTATTAGTAAAGCTCTTTGTTCCGCGTCCATCGTATTCATGTCCGACGGTATTGCGGTTCCCGCTCGAATACCTTCACGGAACTTTCTCATCCACTCGGTTTCACGGGCGTCTTTTATAAGACGATTTGGGTTCCTTCCGAAATCAGCCATTTCTTGCAAGCGCATATTATTTTGCGCCATAAGTAGCGCACTGCGTTCCATTTGTTCTCTTAAAAGCTTTTGTTCCTGACGCGCTCTTTCAGTGGAACCAATCAAGCCTCCAATAGCTCCAGTAAGACCACCTATAAGAGCTCCCCAAGGACCACCCGTCATAAAGCCAGCAGCGGCTCCACTCACAGCGCCCATAGCAGTACCGAGGCCAACATTTGAGGTTTGTTTACCAACTAGTTGACCTGCAAAGAAACCGGCTAAAGCAGGAGCTAAATATTTTGTCCAAGATTTACTAGCTTCAACTGTTATACCATCTATTTGTACGGGTACTGCACCGCCTAATCCTTTTTCGCCGCCCAGTTGAGCAGCGGCTCTATGCGCATTCGCAGCCGTAACCGCTTGGGCCGTTGCTTGATTTAAAGCTTCTTGTTTTTGAGATACTCCAAACGCGCTCATAAGTCCGGATGCCCAGGACGAACCAAACTGTTGCATCATTTTAGCTGCCGCCATCTCAGCTATTAATCTAGTAAACAGTTTTTTAATCGCACCAAAAAGATCACTAAACCGTTCTATGCCATCATCCATAATAGCTGCAAATGTATCAGCAAACGATCTCTGAATATTTTTTAAGAACCTATCAACAATTTGTTCTTGCTCTTTTAAAGCATCCTGCATTTTTTCTATAACTTCTACAATCCCTAGAGTCTTCATAGCAAGTTGTTCTTCGAGATCAATAGCCTGTTCCATTTGCTCTAAAAGCTCACCTGTTAATTCTCGACGAGCTTCAACACGTTGGTTAACAGCGTCATAAGCGATTTTCTGTTTATCTGACATTTTATCTACTAAAGAAGCTAGCACCACTTGCTGATGGGCTTCTCTAATCATGTCTTCGATTCTTTCTTTTGTTTTTATTTGGGCAGCTGTTTCAAGATCTATTCTTTTTCCCATAGGATCAGTCAAAATAGCGTTTTCTTGAGCATCAAGCCATTCTTCTGTGGCTCTCCGAGTTTCATCTAGGAGTATCTTATAAGCCGCTAAACCAACACCTACTGAGGCTATCATAATGATGAATTGGGTAAGTCCTTTCGCGCTATTTTTAATTACATTTGCAGTAGCCGCAACGACACCCATAGTTCTAGCTAATTGAATCCAGTTTTTTATCATTGCTGCGCCTGTAAACATAACTTGAACAAGATGGGCCGATATCATCATCGCTTTATAAGTTACCAATGCGGCTACAAGACCTGCTACAGCAGAGATTACTATATCTATATTTTCTGACATCCAGCGCATTGCTGCACCGACAGTTTCCGTAACACCTTTTGCTTCATTAAGAATACCTATTTGCATAGTCAGGGCGTTATTCAAAAGTTCCATCGATTGCCCTATTGTAAAAGGCATATCTTCGACGGCATCTACAAACTCTTCGTGCTTATTAATAAGAGCGTCAATTAGATCTTGAACAGTAAGCAACCCTTTAGGCGCCAATGCTTGAAGCTCACCAATAGATACGCCCATCTCATCAGCCAAAGCTCTAGCCACAAGTGGCATAGCTTCCATTACGGTACGGAACTCGTCACCATCCAGCTTACCCTTACTCATAGCTTGGGCTAACTGCCTAATAGACTGCGCGGCCTCAACCCCAGTGGAACCAGAGAGGAGTGTAGCTGCGTTTACAGCCTCAGTCATTTTTAGTAGGTCTTCTTGAGAACGACCAAGCTGATCGGCATTAAGTGCAACACGAGTGTAGAGAACCGATGTGGCCGCGAGTGTATTACGAGTTTTTTGCGAGATATCATATAAACGCATTTGAATCGCACGCTGTTTATCTGTCTCCTTGGTAGTCACCTTGATACGAGCAGAAATCAATGTCCAAGTATCAGCGTACTCAGTCATCTGGCGTACACCAAAGAGTCCGCCTAACATACCAAGGGTAGCAGACAGATTCCTCGTACTACGTTCAAACTTCTCTGTAGCGCGACCAGCATTAGTCGCTGAATGGGTGAACTTACCCATTTGTCTAACGGCACCTGATGCGTTAACCCGCAGACCAAGAGCAGCTAGCATTATTTCTTCGCCTCGGGCCAAGCCCTAAATACTTTTTCTTCTGCCACAGGGGTCTCCTTTTCTTCTTCGGCGTCTCCTGCTAATAATACCGAATCAAGTAACAGTAAAGCTTCTATGTGGTAAGGCTCTGTAAACTGAATGTCCATTAACCTAATCCACGCTTCAATAGTAACATACGATAAGGGAGCCACAGAAGACATACCAACTCCGCTGCGACCATGAAGTTGATATACCCAGTCCAATAAATACTCAAGCTCTTCGGGACACTCAGGTAGTTCCAGAAGTTCACGGGCACGAATAGCTCCGGGAGTATTTCCAGTAGCGGCTTTGCGTAAGTGATCTCCGGTTTTACCATGTTTCTCTTGTTTGTCAAGTCGACGCTCGGCGCGAAGGTACTCCGCTAGGAGCTCGACTCTTTCTCGAAAAAACGCGTATGATCATTCATTGCCTCCACAACTTGATCTAATACCCAAGGACAATGCGTATAGATCATACGTACATTGTGCGCGTCACAACGAACTTCTTCACCCTTATCCTCAATACCTTGCCACGATAAAGTACAATGAATAACTTTTTCTAAACTATCTTCATGTAGCCTAGCACCAGTAAGATCTTTTGGCTTTAAACGACGACGACGCTGTTTGCCTTCTGCATTACGATACCGTGTAGAATGAGCGCCTGCGACTGTGATACCAACTTCTTGTTCTTTACCATCCGCGTCTTCATAATACATAGGCGTATCATTCAGATCGTTAATATGAACAAAGGTACCATCGTCCTCAAGTTTTCCAGCTTCTTTTTCTTTACTGATGTCAAAGCCTGACATGATTTTCATCCTTTGAGAGAATAAATCCGCGAAAATGGAGCTCCCACCTAGCTCCTCTCAGAACTGCCCCCTAAAACTTAAAGCTGTTCTCCCTTTACCCACATTGCAACATCAAACTATTGTAGCAGTCTCTGTACTTGTGTAGAACTCGATTACGTTGCTAGCCCCTGCTGGTGCGTGCGCCGTAAACTGACGAGTCTCTATTTTTGCGGCATCCCCACCACTAAACGGAGCGTCTACATCTATCAGTTTAACACGAGGCATTATAATACCGAATGTTAGCTTCGGAGCAGCTGTTGGATCTTCTAGTGCAATTTGAATTGCAAACTCTGTTCCAGCATCGAAATCAGTAGCAGCCTGGAGATCTTCCCGCACTGCCGAAATATCGCCTGTTACACGAAGCATATTCATAAAGATATCAGGAGTAGTAGTGCTGCCAATAGTAGCCTGACTCGCTGCTTCAATCTCAACCGTTATGTTCATACCAGTAATCTTAGTAACAGCCGATCCTTTATACTTTAGAACTGAATCATCAGCGATTAACGGAAGTCCTGTGGTTAGTGCTGGAGTTGTAAAGTACGGGGAGCCCCCTGTAGTCTC